GGAGCAAGTAATACTTCTGGTACAAGTGGATCTACAGGTACAACAGGTTTTGCTGGTGCTGCTGGAGCAAGTGCTTCAAGTGCCTCTTCAGGAACTAGTGGTACTAATGGTACCTCTGGTAACGCAGGTGTTGCTGGAGCAAGTGCTTTAAGTGCATCAAGTGGTACTTCAGGTTCAACAGGTACAACAGGAACTGTAGGAGCGGCCGGTGGAAGTAGATTAAGTGATTCATCTGGTACTTCAGGTTCAAGTGGTTCAACAGGAACTACAGGTACTAATGGTAACTCTGGAGCTGCAGGTTCAAGTAATATAAGTAATACATCTGGAACAACAGGTTCAAATGGTACTAATGGTCTACCAGGTGTATCAGGAATAAGCGCAGCTAGTGCAACTTCAGGTACAAGTGGTTCAAATGGTTCAAATGGTAATGCTGGTATAGCAGGTAATAGTGCTTTAAGTACAACATCAGGAACTTCAGGTTCAACAGGTACTAATGGTACTAATGGAGTTGCAGGTAATGGTGGATTAAGTGCTGGAAGTAACACTTCAGGTACAAGCGGTACAACAGGTTCAGCAGGTAATGCTGGAGCGGCAGGATCAAGTGCATCTAGTGCTTCTTCAGGAACTAGTGGAACAACTGGTACAACAGGTAATGCTGGTGCAGCCGGAGGTAGCAATTCAAGTGCTTCAAGTGGAACTAGTGGTTCTAGTGGTTCAACAGGTACTCAAGGTGCAGCTGGTGGAAGTAGATTAAGTGATTCTTCAGGTACTAGTGGTACATCAGGTTCAACAGGAACAACTGGTACTAATGGTATAGCTGGTTTAAGCAATAATAGTGCATCTTCAGGAACTAGTGGAACAAGTGGTTCAAATGGTGGTCCTGGAGTAGCAGGAATAAGTGCCGCAAGTGCAACATCAGGTACTTCAGGTACAAATGGTACATCAGGAAATGCGGGTGCAGCAGGTGCGAGTGCTTCAAGTGCTTCAAGTGGTACTTCAGGAACAACAGGATCTAATGGTACAACGGGTAACGCAGGAGCAGCAGGAGCAAGTGCTTCAAGTGCTAGTTCAGGAACTACAGGTACAAATGGTTCAAGTGGTGGTCCTGGAGTAGCAGGTTTAAGCGCAGCTAGTGCAACATCAGGGTCTAGTGGAACAAATGGTACTAATGGAGCAGCAGGTGCTGCTGGTTCAAGTGCTTTAAGTACAACATCTGGTTCTAGTGGTACAAACGGTACTAATGGAGTAACAGGTAATGGTGGTTTAAGTGCTGGAAGTAATACTTCAGGCACAAGTGGAACAACAGGTTCAGCAGGTAATGCCGGCGCTGCTGGAGCAAGTGCTTTAAGTGCTTCAAGTGGTACTTCAGGTACAAACGGTACAACGGGTAACGCAGGAGCAGCAGGAGCAAGTGCTTCAAGTGCTAGTTCAGGAACTTCAGGATCTAGTGGTTCTTCAGGAACAAGTGGTATAGCAGGAGCTGCAGGTTTAAGTGCAGCTAGTGCATCAAGTGGTTCAAGTGGTACAAATGGTACTAATGGAAATGCAGGTGTAGCAGGAGCAAGTGCTTCAAGTGCTACATCAGGTTCAGGAGGTACTAATGGTACTAACGGAGCAGCAGGTGTTGGTGGTTTAAGTGCTGGAAGTAATACATCTGGTACAAGTGGTACTAATGGTACTGCTGGTAACGCTGGAGCTGCTGCTTCAAGTGCTTCAAGTGGTACTTCAGGAACAACAGGAACAACAGGTAACGCAGGTGCCGCAGGAGCAAGTGCTTCTAGCGCATCAAGTGGAACTACAGGTTCAAATGGTACTAACGGTTTACCTGGAACTATAGGAATAAGCGCAGCTAGTGCTACATCTGGAACTACAGGTTCAAATGGTACATCTGGAAATCCAGGTATAGCAGGTAATAGCGCAGCTAGTGCAACTTCAGGTTCAGCAGGTACAAACGGTACTAATGGAGTAACAGGTAATGGTGGTTTAAGTGCAGGAAGTAACACTTCAGGTACAAGTGGTACAACTGGTACTGCAGGTAATGCTGGAGCAGCCGCTGCTTCTAATACAAGTGGTACTTCAGGAACAACAGGAACAACAGGTAACGCAGGTGCCGCAGGAGCAAGTGCTTCAAGTGCATCTTCAGGAACTACAGGTTCAAATGGTACTAATGGTTTACCAGGTGTATCAGGAATAAGTGCAGCAAGCGCAACATCAGGTTCAAATGGTACTAACGGTACTAATGGAGCAGCAGGAGCAGCAGGAACAAGTAATGTAAGTGCAACTTCAGGTTCAAGTGGTACAAATGGTACAACAGGTGCTGCAGGTGCCGCAGGTGCAAGTAACTCAAGTGCAACTTCAGGTACAACAGGATCAAGTGGTTCAAATGGTGGACCAGGTGTAGCAGGTTTAAGTGCAGCAAGTGCAACTTCAGGAACATCAGGTTCAAGTGGTTCTTCAGGAGCTAATGGAGCTGCAGGTTCAAGCAGAACTTCAGGTACAGCAGGTTCATCAGGTACAACAGGTACTGATGGAAACAACGGAGCTAGTGGTTCAAGCAGAACATCTGGAACATCAGGTTCAAGTGGAACAAGTGGTACAACAGGTACTAACGGTTTAAGTGTTGGAAACGCTACTTCAGGAACTTCAGGTTCAGCAGGTTCATCAGGTGTATCTATTAACGGTACTTCAGGTATTAGTGGTGGTGTATTTAACAACCAACCAAACTATGTAGTATACACAGTAAACGGAACAACAGTACAAAGTACAAGTTTCTTATACACAGATATTACAAACAGCAGATTAGGTGTTGGTACAGCTTCTCCATCATATCCAGTACACGTAGCATCAAACGTAAGTGGTGTTTCAATATACGCCGCTTATGATATTCAAGCATTTTCGGATGAAAGAGTAAAAGCAAATATTAAAGTAATTGAAAACTCACTTAATAAAATCCAACAAATTGATGGTGTTACATTTATAAGAACTGATAATCCATCAAACCCTACACAAAGACATGCTGGTGTAATTGCTCAACAAATAGAAAAAGTACTTCCAGAAGTAGTAAGTACAGATAAAGAAACAGGAATTAAATCAGTAGCATATGGTAACATAAGTGGGTTGTTAATTGAAGCTATTAAAGAATTAAATAAAAAAGTAAAAGATCTACAAAACCAATTAAATAATAAATAATGGCGGTTCCAAGTACAAATGTAAAATTTAGTGACATATGGAGTGAGGCTAATGGTACCTATTCTACAGGTATCCTTAGCCTAAACACTATGAGTTTTTTTTCATATTTTGCTGGGCCTAATGGTTCAAATTCACAAGCTAATAATAATTGGGGACAAGGTGAAAACTCAGGATTAAATAGAATTTATGGAACATCTGCTAAAACTACTAATATAGCAGTAGGTGATTTTGATGGATTAACATATTTTTATGATAATTCAACTTATCAAGTGACCCTAAATGTAACAAATAATTTAACAAACCCTCCACCATTCCCTCCTCCACCAGTAGATAATGCTGTTAACGTGAACGTTGAATTATGGGATTCAAGTTTTTCTTATCAATACTTAGCGGGTGGTGGTATGGCAATGGCTCCTGGTACTTATGGACCATCAGCAGTCAGTCAACCTACGGGTGATCCTATTATTTTTAGAGGATATTGGAAAGTAATTATAACTGGTGCTAACCCTTCATTTGCTGGTGGTACTTGTAATATTTTAATAAACGGAACTTCCAAAGTATCAGGAGGTACTGTAGCTGCTGGTTCTGGAGGAAGTACTTTTGATTCGTCCACTTATGGTACTGAGGATGTAGCATCATATGGTGGATATACAGGATTATATTTTGATGTAACCGTCAACTAACTATGATAATAAACGATTGGATACGAACATACGACTTTTTAGGTTATGTGCCTAATGACGCTTTAGAACAAGAAATATACAATAAAGCAATTGAGGTAGGTACTGGATGGAAAAGAGGTAATCCTATAAATCCAAATGAATATCCTTATTTAAGAAAAATAACATCTTATTCTCAAGCATTTTTACAACAATATTTTCAAGATAGAGTGGGAAATCTTTAATTAAACTTGGTACTTTAAGTACTTTTTATTATATTTATTGTCAACACCGTTATGAAAAAATTGTTATTTATTGCCCCGCATTTGTCGACAGGTGGGCTACCTCAATACCTAACCAAAAAGATAGAATTATTAAAAGATGAATTTGACATTCATTTAGTTGAATGGGTAGATTGCACTGGTGGTGTATTAGTTGTGACTAAGAATAAAGTGACACAACTCGTTGCTCCTGAGAAATTCTACACATTAGACGATAATAAACAGCAATTAATCAACATTATTAATGACATCCAACCTGATATTATCCATTTAGAGGAAATACCGGAATTTTTTATGGATGATAATATTGCCCAACAAATTTATACACAAGATAGAAATTATAAAATTGTAGAAACATCACATGATTCATCTTATAATACAGATAATAAAAAATTCTATCCAGATAAGTTTATGTTTGTATCTCAATGGCAAATTAATCAATATAAAGATTTAGATATTCCTAAAGTATTAGTTGAATATCCTATTGAGTATATTGAACGTCCTAATAGAGAAGAGGCATTAAAAGCATTAGGGTTAGACCCTAATAAAAAACATATTTTACATGTTGGATTATATACATCACGTAAAAATCAATCTGAATTTTTTGAATACGCTAAATCATTACCTGAATATGAATTTCATAGTTTAGGTAATAGAGCAGATAATTTTAAGTGGTATTGGGAACCATTAGCTAAAGAACAACCCTCAAATTTAACATGGTGGAATGAAAGAACAGATGTAGATAGATTCTATCAGGCAATGGATTTATTTTTATTTACTTCTCGTGGACACGAAAATGATAAAGAAACAATGCCTTTAGTTATTCGTGAAGCTATTTCATCTCAAATACCAGTTTTAATCTACAACTTACCAGTTTATCTTAATTATTTTGATAAATTTAAAGGAGTTAATTATCTTGAATTTGATAATTTTAATAACAATTTACAAAAAATAAAAGATACTTTGAATCCAGAAGAAAAACAAATCGATTATTCTAAAGAGGCATATGTAGTATGTACATATCCTGTTACAGATGCTATTATTCAAACAACTAAAAAATGTATTGAATCCCTGAAAAAATCAGGACGTAAAATTATAATTTCAGCTCATGCTCCTGTACCTGTAGAATTACAAGAAATGGTGGATTATGTAATTTATGATGCTAATAATTTTTTAGTTAAACATACTTTTTATAGTACCGCTTGGTGTGATTATCCTTTATATCATTCCTCTTTAAATTTAAAAGGTGAGGGAAATGATAGATACCATGGTGGTGTTTGTTATACTAGTTTCTATAATGGAGCTATGTTAGGTAAACACTTAAACCATGAAAAACTTTATTTTGTTAATTATGATTATATTTTAAAAGATGAATCATACATTGATAGTATATCTAACATTTTAGATTATAAAGATACATATTTTGGATTTAATACCGCTGGTGAAGGTAATTGTTATACAACATTTTTCTTTGCTGCTAAAGCAAGTGTAATGCTTGACCGTTTAAAAGAAATTAAAAACGAACAAGAATATACTCAATGTATGATTGATTGTGGTTCTGAATCAAATGGTATTGAAAATTTATATTATCATTTATGGAAAGATTATCCAAATAATTATGTTGAAACTAAAGAACAATTTGAAAAAGATATAGAAACATATTTTCAGTTTGAAGATTTTTCAATGGTAGAATATTATACTATTTTACCTACAAACGTTTCAAATCATTTTTGTCCTTGGATAACAATTTCTAATAGTACTGAAAGTAAATTAATTCATTATACAGTAGTTAAAAATGGTGAATTAATAATTGAAAGACTTTTACCTGTTGAAGGTAGATATCATTTTTGGGATATGGTTAAATACAATTTAGATGATAAATTTGTAGTGACTTTTGATGTTAAGGATTTAATAACAGGTAAAGAAGTAATTAAACATGTATTTAATTTAGATAAAGAATATTTTGAAAATACTTTAAAAGGAAATGGATTGTTTACATGGAAAGGTGATTTAGAACAATATCATAATAATCATAAAATTATTTTACATCATTTAGTTACAGAACCTGAAACTAATGAAAAAGAAAAACGTTCTATTGAAAATTTAAAAGCATTTTGTGAACATACAGGTATTGAATATAATATGAGAGTTAACGAAATTTATCGCAGACTTCCTCCTGCTGATACTTGTCATCGTCCTCAAGATATTGATTTTCAACCTCAATCAATTGGTAATGGTTTTGGTAAATTAACACCAGGACATTATGGTTGCTATTTAGCTCATAGAAATGCTATTACTTTAGGTGAAAATAAAAATTATGATTTTGTTTTAATATTTGAAGGTGATACTATTATTGATTCTGATTTTAGTGAATTATATAACTCATTATTTAGGTTTAATAAAATTGCTAATGAGCAAGGTTTAGATTTAGTTGGGTTTGGTAATCCAAAAGAAACTACTAATGTTTATGGTATTCAAGTAGAAGATGTACACTGTGATGTTATTCCATTTGTTCCTGCTCAATCATATTTAATTCCTCAAGGCAAATTAAACGTGTGGGAAGATAAATTAATGAATAGAAAATGGGAAGCTTGGGACTTATGGATTAAAAATATAGGACAAATGAAATCAGGTATAACAGACAAAGTTTACACAAAACACCTTCCAGGATTTAGTTTAGTAGATCAAGTAGAAAAAAATAAACATAATGATAATCCTTTAATATTTGTTGATTAATGTATTTATACGATTATAAAGTAGCCGGGATTGGTGAATTAGCTTGGTATGAAAATGTATATAAAGAAATATGGTTTGACCATGAATATTCTCGTTATGGAGTTGAAGTAGAAAAAAATGATATTGTAGTTGATTGTGGAGCTAATGTAGGGTTTTTTACTTTATATGCTTTAAATAAAGGAGCTAAACATGTTTATTCTATTGAATGTGATAATAGAAATATAGAAAGTTTACATTATAATTTAGAAAATACAAATTCAACAATTCTTGAAGGATGGGTAGGATTTGAAGAAGAGAATTATAATATAAACAGAATGTTAAAAGATTTTAATGTTCCTCATATTGATTTTATAAAAATAGATATTGAACATGGAGAATATCCTCTTTTATTTAATACCTCTGATGATATGATAAAACGAATAAATAAATGGGTAATTGAAGTGCATGATATTTGGGAAAATAGTCATAAAATTTTACATTTATTAGAAAAATTTAGTCGAAATGGATTTGTTATTAATTTTGATCAAATCCATAAAGAAACAAATTTAGCTCTTTTATACGCTAAGAAAAGATGAGAATTTGCCAAGTACATCCAGGTTGCGGAATACCAGTACCACCACCAGATTGGGGAGCTATTGAAAAAATAGTATGGGAATTTCACTGTAATTCTATAAATTTAGGACATGAATCTCATATTAAATTTATTAATGAAATTCATTTAGGACAATATGATATTGTTCATTGTCATGTTGCTAATTTAGCTTTAGATTTAGCTCAAAGAGGCATACCTTATATTTATCAACTACATGACCATCATGTAGTTCATCATGGTAAAGAATCATCAACATACCTTCAGAATTTAGAAGCTATAGATAAATCAATTTTAACATTAGTACCCGCTAGATTTTTAGTTGATTATTTTAATCACCCTAAAGTTGAATATTTTTCACATGGAGTTAATACAAATAAGTTTTATCCAACTTCTAAAAATGCTCCTGTAACACCAAAATTATTAATGGTAGCGGCTAATGGATTAGGAGGTGATCCTGGATTTGATAGAAAAGGATTTACATATGGATTAGCATTAGCTATGAAACGTAATTTAAAAATTACTATAGCGGGTCCTAGTTTTAATAAAGCATTTTTTAACCAACATTTGTGGATGTTTAATTATCCTAAACTAAATTTGGTTTTTGATACTCCTAATAGTAAATTATTAGAATTATATCATAGTCATGATATTTTTATCCATCCAACAATGTTAGAAGCAGGACATCCAAATTTAACAATGGTAGAAGCAGCAGCCGCTGGTTTACCTATAATTGCTAATTGGGAATATGAAACTTTATTTCATGGGGCTTGGAGAGCTCCTAGGGATGTGTTTGAAATGGAAAGAGGTTTAGATGATATTATAGAAAATTATGATTTTTATAAACAAAGAGCAATCAATACAGGATTAGAATTAGATTGGAAAAATAGAACTAAAGATTTAATAAAAGTATATGAAAGAAGTTTTAATTAAAGAATACAACAACTTAGAACAATTAAATATCCCTTATAAAAGAGAATTTAATAAGTTTTTTATTAATTTTATTCAAGGGGCAAAATGTGAAGTTATTGGTGATGAAGAAAGAAGGTATATAGTTAAATTTATCGACCAAAAACACAATAAAGTTATTCATGAAAGTGAGATTAATAACAATATGTGGACAAAAACTAATATCCAATATTTTGTTAATTGGAAGATAGAGGTTATAGATAAAGAAACAAATGAATTAATATTCGAACATAAATTAGACCTTACAAATCAAAAGGTTTATATTCACTTTGAAAGTTCAGCTATTGGAGACACATTAGCATGGTTCCCTCAGGTTGAAGAATTTAGGAAAAAATATAAATGTAATGTAGTAGTATCTACATTCCATAATGACTGGTTCCAATCTCAATACCCAGAAATAGAATTTGTAGAACCTGGTACTGAAGTATTTAATTTATATGCTATGTACTGTATTGGTTGGTTTTATAATGAAGATAGAACAGTTAATTCTGATAAATCTCCTATTGAATTTAAAAGGCATCCTTTGGGTGAAACTGCTTCCTCTATGTTAGGAGTACCATATAGAGAAATTAAAGCTAAAGTAAATGTTCCGGATAAAATAAAACAAATTGATGAAAAATATGTAGTTATTGCTCCTCATGCTTCGTCACATGCTAAATATTGGATGTATCCTAAAGGTTGGCAGACTATTATTGATTATTTAAATGAGAAAGGATATAAAGTTTTAATGTTAACTCATGAACTTTTAGGAGATAAATGGCATGATTCAAAATTAGGAGGTAAATTAACAGGAGTAATTAATAAAACAGGTAACTACCCAATTGAGGATAGAATGGTTGATATTAAACACGCCGAAGCATTTATTGGAGTAGGTAGTGGATTAAGTTGGATGTCATGGTCGATTGGAACACCAACAATATTAATCTCAGGATTTAGTGAACCATATACTGAATTTTTAGACTGTGAACGTATATTTAATTATGACACGAACGTATGTACTGGATGTTTTAACAAACATTGGTTAAATCCAGGTAATTGGGAGTGGTGTCCTGAACATGAAAATACACCAAGACAATTTGAATGTACTAAAACAATCAAACCAGAACAAGTAATAAAATCAATTAATAAATTATTAAAAATACAATGAAAGAAACAGTATTAATAACAGGGGTAGCAGGATTATTAGGTAGTCGTTTAGCTGATTGGCTAACTGAAAACCAACCCAATTATCAAATAATTGGAGTAGATGATCTATCAGGTGGTTATAAAGAAAATGTTAATTATAAAGTAGAATTTTTCAATACTAATATTATAGGAAATAATATTTCTTTAATATTTGAAAAATATAAACCAACTTATGTATTTCACTTTGCTGCTTATGCTGCTGAAGGATTATCACCTTTTATTAGAACATATAATTATGATAATAATTTAAAAGCAACAGCTGCTATTGTAAATGAATGTATTAAACACGATGTAAAACGTTTAGTATTCACTTCTACTTTAGCTGTGTATGGACATGGATATGGTGGAATATTTAATGAAGATCAAATTCCCGCACCTATTGATCCCTATGGTGTAGCAAAGTATGCTTGTGAAATGGATATTCAAATTGCAGGAGAACAACATGGATTAGATTGGTGTATTATTCGTCCACATAACGTTTATGGTGTTAAACAAAACATTTGGGACAAATATCGTAACGTATTAGGAATTTGGATGTATCAACATTTAAATAATGAACCAATGACTATTTTTGGAGATGGTACTCAAACTAGAGCATTTAGTTATATTGATGATAATCTAGAACCATTATGGAAATCAGCAATGTTACCTGAGGCCTCTAAACAAATTATTAATTTAGGAGGTATTGAAGAAATTTCAATTACTGATGCTTGTAAAACATTACAAGAGGTAATTAGTGGTGGAAAAATTGTTTATAAAGAAGCAAGACATGAAGTTAAACATTCAATTCCAACTTGGCAAAAATCAATTGGTATTTTAGGTTACGAATATAAAACAGATTTAAGGAAAGGTTTAACAAAAATGTGGGAGTGGGCTCAACAACAACCGATGCGTGAACGATTTGTTTGGGATTCATACGAATTAGATAAAGGTATTTATAGTTTCTGGAAGGTATAAATATTTATCAATAAATAAAATATGGCAACTTTAAATCCATCAAACGTAGTAAACGGCAATACAATACAAGCATCAGATATTGAACAATTATATAATGCCTTTGGTACTGGTTCAGCAGGATTTACACCTATTACTGGAGTAAGTCTAACAGGTAGTATAACAAATGCTAATGTAGCTACTACTGCTACTTCAGCATCTAATATTACTACTGCTATTACAGGAGGTGGTACTCATTATTTAACTTTTGTTCAAGGAGCAGGTACTAATCCTCCTAAAATCGATAATGATTTAGAATATAATCCTAGTACAAATAATTTAACAGTTACTGCTTCTTTTGCTACTACGGCTTCTTATGCTTTAACAGGAAGTGTAACACAAATTAATACTCAATATTATGATAACGGATCAACTGTAGTACCTGGTAATTTTAAATTTATAGCAGGCAAAACAGTAATGACAAACGGAGCCGCTACAAGTAGTTTATTTACAGTGTTAGTAGGTAAAGTAATAGGAGATAATGTATGGATTAATGCCGCCTATCCTCAAGCCTTTAATATTACATCAACTGTGAATACAACACTTCCAGGTACTACAAATCTTTCAATCCTTAAAGTTAATGTATCTAGCAGTGGTCAAATATTAATTAGTGGAGCTCCTACTGATAGTGGAACAGTTATATTTACAGGAACATATATTTAAAAAAATAAATAAAAAATGACAACACAAGTTTTAACACAAGAAGAAATCCAACAAATGCAAGGTTTACGATCTACAAGGGATCAATTAACAATTGATTTTGGTTACATTGAATTTCAAATACAAGAATTAGAATTAAAAAAAGAATCTCTTGTTGATGCCCTTGTTCAATTAAAAAACCAAGAAATTCAAATTGGTAAAGAAATCTCCGAAAAATATGGAGAAGGAAGTATAAATATCACTAAGGGAGAATTCACCAGTTCTAATTAATTTTGACTTTTTCTGTAATATTTATTACGGAATAAAATCAATATAACTTTAGAAACATGGCAACAAATACATTAGTATCTCCTGGCGTACTTCAATTAGAAAACGACCAGTCCTTTATTACGCAAAACCCCGTAAATGTTGGGGCTGCTATTATTGGCCCTACAGTTAAAGGTCCTGTAGAAGTTCCTACAATTGTTACTTCTTGGAGTGATTACCAAAATAAATTTGGTACTACATTTTTAAGTGCTAGTAACATTTATACGTACTTTACTTCAATCGCAGCTTATAACTATTTTAATAATGGTGGAGACACTATGTTAGTAGCTAGGGTAGCAAGTGGATCATTTACATCTGCTTTTACTTCTGGTTCGGCAAGTAACGGTTCTGCTATTTTAAACGTAAGTGGATCTTTAGCATTACAATTAAGTACAATTTCTCAAGGTACGGTAATGAATAGCTCTAGCTCATTAGACGCTAGTGGTTCATTAGCATCAGGTTCTATTAATAACATTAGATGGCAAATTGCTAATAATGATACAGCATCTGGAACTTTTAGTTTAATCATTCGCCAAGGAGATGACAATACAAATAATCAAATTGTATTAGAAACATGGACTAACTTGTCTATGGATACAACAGCTCCTAATTATGTATCTAGAGTAATTGGTGATCAATATAAAGTTTATTCTGGAACTAATGATAACCAAATTGTAGTAAACGGAACTTATCCAAATGCTTCAAGATACGTTTATGTATCTTCTGTTTCAACTCCAACTCCATTATATTTTGATAATACGGGTATAGCTAAAAACCAATTTACTGGTTCTATTCCTGCTAATGCTAGTGGATCATTTGTAGGAGCTACAGGTAACTTAGCAGTAGCTGGAGGAGCTAAATATTATGATGCTATTATTAGCGGTGTAACTAATATTCAAGGATTATTATCATCAAGTTATGATAATATGATTAGTTTATTATCAAATCAGGATGATTATCAATTCAACGTATTATTAACCCCAGGTTTATTTGCTTCTGAAGCTCCTTTAGGATCATCTCAAGTAAATACTATTGTTAACAACACAATGAACCGTGGTGATAATATTTTTGTAGCGGATTTAGTACCTTATAATTCTACTATCAATGCTGCAACATCTGCTGCAAATGCTAAAAATACTTCATATGCTGCTTCATACTGGCCTTGGGTTCAAACAGTTGATCCTAGTACTTCTCAATTAGTATGGGTACCAGCCTCAACGTTAGTAGCCGGTGTATACGCGTATAATGATAACGTAAGTGAGCCTTGGTTCGCTCCCGCTGGTATTAACAGAGGTGGTTTATCTACAGTAGTAAGAGCTGAAAAGAAATTAACTCAAGCAAATCGTGATACTTTATATACTAATAAAGTTAATCCAATTGCTACGTTCCCTGGAACAGGAGTTGTAGTTTACGGACAAAAAACATTACAAACAAAAGCAAGTGCTTTAGATCGTGTAAACGTTCGTCGTTTGTTAATTTCTCTTAAATCATACATTGGTCAAATTGCTAATAACTTAGTATTTGAACAAAACACAATTGCTACACGTAACGCATTCTTAGCTCAAGTTAATCCTTACTTAGAATCAGTTCAGCAACGTCAAGGTTTGTATGCTTTTAAAGTAGTAATGGATTCAAGCAACAACACTCCAGACGTAATCGATAGAAACCAATTAGTAGGACAAATTTACTTACAACCAACTAAGACTGCTGAATTCGTTTACTTGAACTTCAACATCTTACCAACAGGAGTATCTTTCCCAGCATAATTTTTTAAAAACGGAATATTTATAACAAAACAAAATAAACAAAATGGCAATCTTAGATCCTAACGAAATATTTTTCACCGCCTTTGAACCAAAACAGGCTAACCGATTCATCATGTACGTTGATGGTTTTCCATCATACATCATTAAAGCAATCTCAGCTGTAACATTTGAACAAGGTGAAGTGGTTCTTAACCATATCAACGTTTACACAAAAGTAAAAGGTAAAACAAAATGGAGTGATTTAACTATGACTTTATTTGATCCTATTACTCCTTCAGGTGCTCAAGCCGTTATGGAATGGGTACGTTTACACCACGAATCAGTAACTGGTCGTGATGGTTATAGCGATTTCTATAAGAAAGACTTAACTATCGACGTATTAGGTCCTGTAGGTGATATCGTTTCTGAGTGGGTAATTAAAGGTGCGTTTATTAAAGGTGGTAACTTCGGTGAATATAACTGGGATACGGAAAATGCGGCTGTTAACTTATCATTAACACTTGGTATGGATTACTGTGTATTGAATTTCTAATTAAAAGTAAAAATAAATTAAAGAAAGCTCGCATTTTTTGCGAGCTTCTTTTTTTCTTATATATTTATATAGGACAATAAAGTTATATAAAATAAATTATGGAAGAAAACAAATTTAAGTTACCTACAGAAGTTGTAGAATTACCATCAAAAGGTTTAATTTATCCAAAAGAAAATCCTTTATCATCGGGTAAAATTGAAATGAAATATATGACTGCTAGAGAAGAAGATATTCTATCTAATCAGTCTTATATTCAAAAAGGAACAGTTTTAGATAAATTAATGAAGTCACTAATTGTAAGTGATATTAATTATGATGATCTAGTTGTAGGTGATAAAAATGCTATTATGGTAGCAGCTCGTGTATTAGGTTATGGTAAAGATTATTCTTTTAAATATGGTGATGAATCATATACTGTAGATCTTTCCCTATTAAATAATAGAGAATTAGACGAATCTTTATACTCAGCTGGAGTAAATGAATTTACATTTATCTTACCTAATTCACAAACCAAACTTACTTTTAAATTGTTAACTCATAATGATGAGAAAAAAATTGTAGCTGAATTAGAAGGTTTAAAAAAGATTAATAAAGATAATTCTCCTGAATTAACTACTAGATTAAAATATATGATTACTTCTGTTGGAGGTGATAGAGATACTAAAACTATTCGTGATTTTGTAGATAATTATTTATTAGCTAGAGATTCAAAAGCATTAAGAGATTATATTAGAGCAATCCAACCAGATGTTAATTTAAACTTTACTACAGATAGCGGTGAGGAGGTCGCTATCCCTATTAATATCAACTTTTTTTGGCCTGACGCTTAATATCGCTCCTCAAGTTAGAGTTAATTTATTTACCCAAATTCATGAAATTTGTTTTCATGGACAAGGAGGTTATGACTGGGATACAGTATATAATATGCCTACATGGTTAAGGAAATTTACATTTCATAAAATCCAAGAACATTACACTAAACAGAATGAACAAATGGAAAAAGCTAACGGTGACCAAAAAACTACTTTAATAGATTCTACAGGTAAAGTCCAATCTCCAGAATTTGCTAAAAATAAAAAACCAACAAGTTATAAATAAAATTAAATTATTAAATATTTATAACAAAATATAAATGGCTGCAACCAACCCTAATATTGAGGATTTAAAAAAACAAATTGAAGACCTAAAAAAAGTATATAAACAATTGACTGGGAAACCAGTTACAATTGTTGATGCAAGTACAATTAGAGGAATTCAAGATGCTCAAGATGCTATTAGGGTTTTAACTGATGCTATTGACACAGCCTCAGAAAGAGCATCAAGATTTGGAGATGGATTTGCTAGTGTTCAACAAGATCTTCAAGCAATTGTTGGTGAATTACAAAAAAGCAATAATGCTCAAAATTTAGCAACAAAAGCTTTAAAAGGTACCCAAGATATAGCTCAAAAATTAAAGTATGATCAACAAGATATTAGTAGATTATCTTTAAAAGAATTAGAACAATATAAAGAAAAATTAAAACAACAACAATCCGAAGCTAAATTTCAAGCAGAAATTTTAGCAAGAGAAAAAGGTATTGTTGATATTAATCGTGTAAATCTTCGTTTCCGAAGAGATCTTACGGATAGTGAAAGATCTATATTAGAAGGTTTAAAAGCAGGACTACCAGTATATGAGGATATTAATACTCTTTTAGAAGGTAGAATTAAAAAAGAAAAAGATATCAATAACCTTATGGGAATTGGTGGTGCGGCTGTTGAAGGTATAGATAAAGCTTTAGAGGAAATTGGATTTGGTGGTTTAAGTAAAGCTTTAGGTCTTGAAGAAGTTAAAGAGCGAATGAAAGAAGTCGCTGAAGAAATTCAAGAAGCAGGTCATGATACTGATAGTTTTGCTAATAAATTTAAAGTATTAAAAGCAGGAATTAGTGAGGCAGGAAATAATTTAATATCAACTTTAAAAGACCCCCTTACAGCAACACTTTTTGTAGTTACTGAACTAGTTGAAGCTTTAAAAGATGTAGATGCTGGAGCTGGTAAAATGGCTAAAAACTTTGGTGTTAGTTTCCATGAAGCTTTACATTTAAAAGGTGAAATGAACTCAATTGCGGGTTCTACATCTGATGTTAATGTAACTACTGGCAAATTAGTAGAAAGTTTTACAACATTAAATAATGCTTTTGGAACATTTGCTTCTTTAAGTGAAGAATCATTAGTAACATTTACTAAATTAACAAAACAAGCTGGTCTTAGTGAAGAAGCTGCTATTGCTTTAACTAAAACCTCTTTATTAAATAATAAAACTGTTGAGGATACAACTTCTGAATATCTGGGACAAGTTGAAGCCTTTAAAGCTCAAACAGGTTCTGCTATTAATACAAAATTAGTATTAGAAGACATAGGAAAAATATCAGCAGCAACCGCTTTAACATTAGGAAATACACCCAAAGCATTAGCTGAAGCTGCTGTTACGGCTCGTTCTTTAGGTATGTCTATAGAACAAGTAAACCAAGCAGCAAGTCAATTACTTAATTTTGAATCATCTATTACCTCAGAATTAGAAGCTGAATTATTAACTGGTAAAGATTTAAATTTAGAAGAAGCAAGACGAGCGGCTTTAAATGGTGATATAGCTACTTTATCTAAAGAAATTTCTAAAAATATAGGCACAGCTGCGGAATTTAGTAAAATGAATGTTATTCAACAAGAAGCATTAGCTAAATCAGTAGGTATGTCTCGTGAAGATTTAGCTAAAACCTTACAAGATCAAGCAGTTTTAAATAAATTAAAAGGTGTTGAAGGTAAAACTGCTAAAGAAAAATTTGATAATTTAGTTAAAGAGGTAGGTTTAGAAAAAGCTAAAAAAGAATTAGGAGATGAAGCCTTAGCAAATCAATTTGCTGGTCAAAACGTAGCTGAAAGGTTTGGTGCTACAATGGATAAAGTTAAAGAAATTTTTATTTCATTAGCCGAACCATTACTACCAGTACTAGAAATATTTACAGATATATTTAAAATTGTGGGTCCTATTGTTGGTTTAATAGGGAAAATGGTTCATTATGCCGCTGAATTAGGTAAACCGTTACTTATGGTTTATGGTGTGTATAAAGGAATCCAAGCAGCCCAATCAGCAAGTTTAGTAATAAGTCGCTCAGCATCTATTATAGAAGCAGGTAAATTAACTTTATTACAACAACAATTAGCTACAGAAGGCGAATTAAGTTTATTAGACAAAATAACACTTGGTTTAGCCCAAGCTAAATTGTTTATATTTAATCAACAATATAGAACTAAAGTATTAGAAGCAACCCAAGAAAAAATTATTGGTGGGCTTACAAGAATTTCATTAGTTATTCAAGAAGCTTATCAAGCTGTTAAGTTAAGAGGTTTAGCTACTACAGCAAGAGATATAGCCATGCAAACTGCTCTTAAAGCAAAACAATTAGGAGGATTTTTAGTAGATGTAGGAAAGTTTGCAATTAAATCAGCAATTGCTGTTGCTGGAATTCCAATTGTAGGTCCTATATTAGCTATTGGAGCTATTGCCGCTGCTCTTTCTGGTGGTATGGCTTTATATAATAAATTTAAAGGTAATGACGTTGTATCTGGTGGGTATGGAAAACGTACGTTAATGGCACCTGAAGGCGCTATTGCTTTAAATGACAAAGATACAATAATAGCAGGAACCGATTTAGGAGGTAAAAATAAATCTAAAAACAATACAGGTGAAGCATCATCTCAAACCAACACTGCTTCTTCTATTGATATAACACCATTAATTGATAAAATGGCTGCTGTAGAAGGATTATTATCTCAAATATTACAAAAAGAAACTAACATCTATATGGATTCAACTAAAGTTGGAACTGGATTTGCTATGAGCACATCTAAAATTCAATAATCTAATATTTATAATAAAATAACTATGGGACTCTTAGACAAATTAACAAAAGACGGTTCACTATTAACCGCTATGGATGGTAAAAAACCTTTAGAATACGATAAAGTACCCAACTATCCAGAACAATTAAAAAAATCACAATTAGATTTAGATGGTAAAAAGCCATTAGAATATGATAGACAAACTGTTCAAATTGCAAGTTTACCTTATTCACAATTAGATTTAGACGGTAAAAACCCAAACAAATATTTAGATAATCCTCCAAAGTAATGGGATTAATCGACTTAAAGACTGATCTTAAGTCCCTTAAATATGGGAAGGATACCATCGGAGGAGGGTATAGTGGACAACCCTATATTCAAACTCCAATTCCCGAAAGTTTTAATGATTTAGGTGCTAACGAGGATTTTATTTTACGTGGTGGTATAAATGCTGTAAGAGATTCAGCAACAGATATCAAACGTTTAACTAAAATGTTTTCTGATTTAAAGTCTCCAAATGGAGTACTTTTTATAGCTAAACAAAACTTATTATCTCAAACAGCAGTTAGAACACAAACAAGTGGTGTTGTAAATGAAGGTATTTATACACCTTTAAATACATTAGCTCAAGCAGGGGTAGTAGCTTTTGGTGGACATTTAAATAAACAAGGAGTAAATCCTTTTACATATACTGGTGCTTATGCAAATAATGATAATTTGTATTACACTAGAATGATTAATTACAATATTGAAGCTATTCAATCCCCAGATGGAATATTAAAAAACCGATTAGTTGCTTTACAACAATCCAAAATTTTAAATGTTTCTATTGGAGGGTTTGATAAAACAAGTAATATTTCATCTTTACCAAGTGATATTTTAACTTATGATGGAGGACCAGGTTCTAATTTAGGAGTTGGTAAAACAAGTATAAGATTTTCGTCTCAAAGAACAGGTATAAATAATCCTTTATGGAATAATTATGTTAATAATATTTCTTCTTGGACGGCGCCTCAAAATGCAAGAGGTTTTAGAGCAAATGGTGTAACAACTATTGAAGATTATAAATACAACCCATTAACATCTGGAATATCCGAAAAAGGAGGTATTTATGATGAACTTTTAAGGGTTGGTGATAGAGAGTATGAAAATAGAGACTTAGACGGAAACATTTTACAATCAAATAATGTTTACAAACCAGGTAGTTTAGAACCTTATACTCCTGTTACTCAAGGACAAAAAATTCAAACTACGGTAAATGTAGATAATATAAGAGTCGGTGGTTTACAAGTAAATACTGAAAAACCATGGACAAAATCACCTCAATATCTTTTACCTGATTTTAATGTAAATTCACCTCAAAGTGGTAGTTTAAGTAAGATTCCTACTGGTTCAATTAAACCACCCCTACGCCTAAACCCAAGTGGTTCTAGAAAGAATTACATTAATGGAGCTACTTTTAGAGTTTCTGGAAGTGGAGGTATTAGTGATAGATTAAAATTAGATCAACCTCCAACATTACCTGCTAATGTATATAAATCTGGAAGTATTACTGAAACCAATCCTTCAGTAGTTACAAATAATCAAACAATAACTTATTCTCCTGATCTAATTAATAATTCACCTTCATACACCGAATCAGGAAGATTAATTGATTTTAGAAAAGTATTAAGAGAAAATTTAAAATCTCCAGATAAAGAAAAAAATACAGCAACAGGACAATTAACATTAGCTCCTGATTATGCTACAAAAAACGTTGGTGTTAGAAATCAATTAGGTAATCCTGGAGCTAACAGAAAAAACAAAAACTATAGTTCATATACTAAAGGTGTTGTA